GGGGCTTGTCGGTGTACCTCTATTTGCACCGTTTAGGTAGTTGTAAATATCCTCATTAACATTATCGTAAGAAGATGCAAATATGTAGTCATTACCTACCGTTAAGTCACCATAAACGCCTCTAGTGTTCTGAACACCTAGACCAGTATTAGGAGCTAAAAAATAATCCTTTACACCAACGTCACCACTAGCACCGCCCTCGCCATTACTTTTAGAAAGAAATCTACATCCTGAAATAGTCTGTAAATTTTCCACTACAAAAAAGACCGTAAAACCGTTATCAATATTGACGTGCCTATTGTGAACAACTCTTAACTGTTCTGCTCCGTTAAAATCTATACCATTACTCCATGTCGGCTTTTCTGCATTGTCAGAGATCAGCATATAAGGACTGTTGATTTTGCTAGATTGATCTTCTATAACTGAAATACCATTAACATCTTCTATCCTATTAGAGTTTTCGTCTAAAATCATAGAACCATCCTCATAGCTATCTTCTGGAATAGTTCTAAAATCTTCTATCTTAGTTAAAGTTAATAGATTCGCATTATGGTAATCGTCTGCAAATTCGTTTGCTGTTCGATCTGCAACGTATAAATCATCCCCTTTGATAATAAAGTGTGAGTATTGAACGCCTAACTGCTCTATTTCATTTTCCCAATCAATAGTAGCGTCAAATCCTAACACTTTACCATGTGATTTCCATGTTACACAATCATCATCACTACTTAGTAAATACGCCTCTATTCTATTATCAGATTCTGCTTTAAACCTATTGTAATTTGCAATAGTCCAATGCTTTGCGCTTACGGTATCATATAATATTTGAAACTTGACATTCCCACCGTACATATCTATAAAGTTATGTGTAGTTGATAAAGTAGAATTTGGAGGGGTAACAGCATCCCAATTCACATCTAAATAAACAGCGTTGTTAGAATTAGGAGCTTGTTCAAGCCTTAGTAAATTAATTAAATCACCGTTAGCCTTTTCGACTATATTACCTTCTAAAAATCCATGAGATTCATTAGGCGTGTTTATGTTGTAAATACCAGCCGCCTCCATTGCTGCATCATTAAACGGCACTATGTTTGAATAACTCCAATTTGAGGCATTGGTTAAATCGGTAAGGTCGGCAAAAACTAATACTGCATTATTAAATTTATGCCTATCAATTGTAGTATCTCTTATCTCAAAGGCTTTTACTAAATAACCATCTTTAAATATTGGGTTAATAGCCGAAGTATGCCAACCACCGTAACCACTAGGAATATTTAATACTGTCGATGGATTACTCCATGTTATACCATTGTCAGTAGATTTACTTATTTGTATTACACCATTTAATGGGTAATCTGTTACACCTAAAGTATATAGGTCTGAATTATACTCAAAAAGAGTTCCCCATATGAAGTTGGTAAAAGTTTTTATTAAAGTCCAGTTATCGGAATTAATATCATCATTATAATAGATATATGATTCTTTATCATTGCTACCAGATGCGCCAAAATAAGAATGAGAAATAAACGCTCTACCGCTAGTAGCTTCTAATATACATGGGTCGCCTATAAATGTATTGTTAGCGTCAGGAGTTATTACTATCGTTGCTCCAAATGGTAATCCAGTCAAGTCTTGTGCTGGACTTACTGAGATTTGTTTAACCCAATATTCAGTCCTAACACCGTTATTTTCAACTTCTAAATAAATATCGGTATTTGCTTGAAAGTCATCGCCTTTAATTCTTACCGCTCCTACTATGTCAGGAATTGTAGCTGTATTAATTAACAATCTAGCTTTACCGCCTAGAACAACACCGCTTAACGTATAAGAGTCAGCCGATGATGAGTTATTCATGTTACAATAGGTTACACTAGGGTTATCTAGTGGTATAACTGTACCGTTATATTCACTAGGTTCAGAACCACCGCCTAAAAGCGACGCATCTATCTTGTCAGGGTCGCCCGCTCCTGACTGTATAAGTATTTTACCACCACTAGGAACGCTAGTAAGCTCGTTTTGTCTATTGTAATATTCTCTAAATAATTCAGTCATAAGTCAAGCCTCCGCCGTTTTCGTTTGTTAATATTTCGTATAATTCATTCACTAAAAAGTTACCCTCAAAGAACCCACTATTATCAAAATCCAGTATCTCAGGCGACTTGTAACGCTCTTTAGCCGTTACGGTTATGTTATAGCCGTTCAAATCACTAGCACCGCCGCCGCTTGAAGTTGCCACGTTAGTTAATCGGCAACCGTTAAAAGCACCCATTAATCTATACTGTCCGTTATAGCCCAAAGTGATTAGCCCTATTTCTATACCGCTTAACTTTTGCAGCTCGTTTGCATCTTCTACACTTTGAATCGGCAAAGTTCCGCTGAAAGTTTGCGACCATTCGCCTAACTCCTGACCTCTGTCCTCGCTAAAAGTTCCGTTTCTTACTTCGTACCTATAAACCTGAGTTAATGGATAACTAAGAACGCTTAACCCGTATCGACCCGTTTGTTGTTCCGCTACGGTTGGGCTATAATTAAATAGAAACACCGCCTTAACGCCTCCAAAATTGTCCTTACATGGCTCTTTTCTACCTCTAGATATCCTCATAATACCATTTCTTTGTTGCGGTATCAGGAAGATAAAAACCGCCTACGATATTAACGTCTCTTTGTGGCTTTTGATCGTAATCATTCGGCTGGCTATCTCTATACTCTGGAATTTCGTTACCCTTATCGCATAGGTATTTATTAAGGCGTTCTATCCACACGTCCGCCCTTGCCTCGTAGTTAGTCGCTAAGAATCTAACTTCATCAACGGGCGCGCTTTCGCTATTATTCGGCGTCGCTTTGTATATCCCTGAATCTTGTACGTTATACTGACCCATTAGAACGTACTCAGCAAATACCGCCGCGTATAAAATTGCTTTTAAATATTCGGTGTGAATCGTTAAGTAATGACCCGTTAAAGGTGTACCCATTAAAATATCCGTTGCGATTTTATCGTATAAAGCCGTTCCTAAAACGTCTTCAATTAAGAAACGTTGCTTTTCATAAATTAAAAAAGTGTATCGGTCTTTATCGACATTACCACCTATCGGGGTATTTTTAACTAATTCGGCTGGGGTTATAAATAATGCTTGATTGCTCATATTAACTTGGTTTAACCGTTATACGCCCAAAAATTATTACTAGGGCTAGCAATTTGCGCAACCTCTTTAGGGTTCTTAGGTAGCCTTACCGCCGCTCTATCGCTTGGTTCTAGTTCTAAAATGCGGCGTTGCGCCTCGTTTACTCCTATTTTTTTATTGTTCTTTCTGAGGTAAATTTGACGTTGCCAAAAATGCTTGCAATTAACGCCTCCTTTGTATAGAAAAATATTGTATGTATCCGCACCACCTTTGCCCATTCCTGCCTGAATAACTCTTTGACTTGCCGCGTCTATATCTTCTTTTCGGTACACCTTATTCGCTTTCATCATGTCTTTACAAAATTGCCTTTGCGGGCTTGTATTACCTTTGTAAACGTAACGAACTTTAAACAAACTATTATCCTGCTCACTCTTATTTCGTGGCGTGCTTGGTAACGCTGCTAATTGCAAGGCTGCATCCTCTACGGGTACGCCTTTAATTTGCTCGCCGCTAATCAATTCCCACTCTTCCGCGTTCGGTTCGTCCTCGCCTAAATCAATTAAGAAGTGGCTCGGGTTCGGCTCGTCTTGACTTAATTCCGTTTCGGTTTGCTGCTGCTCTTGCTCTTCCTGCTCCTCCTCGTTAATAGGCTTAAAGTATAAGTTTAAGTTGATTCCAGCCGCTTGAAATACTGGCTCGAAAAAGTCTAAAAGAAAATACTGAATAGGGTTTATAACCATATCCATAGTTAACTTTAAAGCGGTGTCTAATTCGTTCGCGTTATTTCCTAAACCAGTATTATTTTTGATACCGAATAACATCGGGCTAACAACACGATGTGAACGCATTAGTTTTTCTTCCGCCTCTTTGTTAATCGTTTCCCATTGCTTGTGTGACGCGTTTTCTACTAACGGAACGATGCTAATTTCAGCCTCTTTGCCGTTGTTAAAACTAATAACCATTTTACCAGCGTTTGAACTGCCAGTTAATTGGTTACGTATCTTTCTCTCTATTTCAAGTCGCTGCTCTTCGGTATCGGGAACACCATTATTCATGTTAACTATGTACCCAAAACTAAACCCGTTTTTAATGTGATTTATGTAATAGTTAGATATTTCCTCCTCCATTTCGGCGTATTGCAAGCCGCTTTGATATTTAGGTAATGAATAGTAATTCGTCTCCGTTTCACAATCGTTAATATAAACGATGCTAATTTCGGCTTTAGTCTCAGGCGTCCATTTCTCGAAGTATTGCGGTTCAAATTCAGCTTTTCTATAATCTTTCCAGCTTGTACAATACCAATAACCCTCTACCTCGCCGTCCTCATTTGCTTTCTGAGGTGCTAACGTTTGAATAGGTATGTGTTTTATTTTGGCTGGCTCGTTTCCGCCCTTGTTTTGTATGACCTGAAAAGCGGCGTTGCCTTGTAACGTATATTCGTCCGTTATTTTCCTTAGGTCTTTTTTATCTAGTATTGAAACTAATTTAGCCCATTGTAAAGGCTTTCTACTCGCGTCCTTTGCTGATAGACCTTTTCCGAAAATAAGCGATCTATAAGTATCTATTATAGCTGAATTGGTCGGGCTACCTATGTATCTATTGCGTACATACTCGAAATAGTCATTATTCTTTCCGTTTAGTACCCATTCTTTATTCCTTACTTCCTCAATTACTGGCTTAACGTAATTATTAAGCTGAATAATACTAGGTTGGTTGCTGAATTTCTTTTCTTCTGCCATGTTATACTAACGAAAATTAACCTTTTTTTGTTTTGTTATAGCGTTATAACATTACCATTAACGGGATTAATAACATAATCGTTAAGGTCGGCTTGATCTGTTGCGTATAACTTTGATTTGTAAATATCGCCGCAATCTAACTCGTACTGTTTACCCTCTTCAGCTATGAAAGGAAATTGCACCGTTAAGTAACCGTCCTCGAAACTGTCCGAATTGATATTAATTTGAACGCCGTCAATCTTAAACGTTGTTAAGTCGTCGCGGCTCGGTATAAACGTAATAGTATGAGTCGGATTGTTTTCAGGTCTTAAAATTTTCATGCTTAATATTTGTTTATTAACGACAAATAGACTAGTTTTGTTTTAAATAAGAAAAGCCGCTAACTCAATGCTAGCGGCTTTCTATTATAAACACCTCCTTTCTATTTAAGCGTCAGGGTCAATCGGTGTAGCATCAACTAAAGCAAGTAAAGCTGTTACGCTTGCCGCGTCCAAAAATGGAGCGTTCTTGTTTTCTTCCGCTACTAAGGTTAAATTATAACCGTTAAAGTCCGCTTTTGCACCACCACTGGCAGCACTTCCGCTAGTTAGGTTCATACCCTCTGTAATTCCTAACACCTTGTAATTATCGTTACGATCTTGAACGATTACAACGGGGCGACCCGCTGCGATTAAATCGATCTGTTCCGCCGTTTGATAATCTTGCTTTTTAATCGCTAACGTTAACGTCTGCGTGTTCACTCTAGTACCAGTATTTTCATCCGCTACCATAACCTCCTCCAACGTGTTACCGTCGGCGAGTAAGTCCCATTTATAAACCGTAGTCAATCCGACTGCAATATCAGTCACTTGACTAGCGGCAACCGTAAACGCACCGTCTGCCTCGTCGAAATTCGCAAAGAAGGCATTTTTAAGCCCTCCTAGCGAATTTTTACAAGGTTCTGTACGTCCTTTACCTATATTACAACTCATTAGGCTGGGGTCGTTGTAGATTTGTAATATACTATCTCAGTAGGCTCGTTATATCCTACTCCAGCGCTATAAACCATTTTACCTCTGATTTGACCAGTTAAAAGACCGATTGAATCTTCATCAACTAATTCTAATCTAGTGATATCCGTAGCTAATCCCGTAGCCATTACAAGGTTGTTAGTTTGATAAGCTAAAATTGTGTTATCATCTAATCCGTTTACCTCTGTAAGCGTATACTTACCGAAACGAACTTGTTTAGGCTCTGTGTTACCGTCGTTTGCGATACCTTTAGAAACTAAGTAGAACCAATACGCTTGGAATACGTCAGGAGAAACTAACACTTGTAAGTCTCTACGTCTTAAAGCTACTGGAATAACATTTAATACTTTCTTAAGCTCGCTCTCTACATTCGCCTCAGTAATTGCCGCTCCGATTGGAACGATACCGTTGTTTGCTTTAATGATGTCATCATCCGCCTCGAATTGAGTAATAAAGCCAGGAAAAGAACCAGCAACATCCGTACCTTGCCAAATGTCATTCTCTACCTTTGGAGCTTGCTGAGCCATAAGGTCAGCCGATACCGCGTTAAGAATTGCCGTAGGGTCTGAATCGTTCCATGCACTTGCGCCCATGTTACCGTCACCCCATGTAGGTCTAAAATCTTCTTTACATACTTGAATGTCGTTTTTGAATTTCTTAGGTTCAATAAACTTTTCAGAAAGTGTTACACTACCCGCTGGAGTAAATCCACACGCATAATCTACCGTTCCTAAAGCCGTTTCGACTTTCTTAATGCTTGTTTTAAAGTTAACGTCATCTATAACTCTGATAAGTCCTAAACGTAGCGTGTCTTCTTCTCTAAACGCTTTTAAGAAGAAATCCGCATCTTCCTTACCGTTATAATTACTTTGTACTGTTGTTGTTGTTGCCATTTCTTGTTTTATTTGTTGTTTTGTAAATAAAGGAAAAGGCTCTCGGCTGGCGTCTTTCCTTTTACGTTCTGCTTGTTTTCCGTCGCCAACTTAGTCGCCTTAGGCTTAATACCCTCGCTTGCTGGCTTTGCTTGAATCGTTGCTAATTGTGTTTTAACTTCAGCTAGTTCGACCGCTTGTGCTTTCGAATCTGCCTTAAGCCCCATGATCGCATCTAGCAACTTATCAAATTCAGCGTCGGACATTTCCGCTTCTTCTTCGGCCACCTTTTCGCCTACTGAATCAACTATACCTTCTTCGACTACAACTAAAGACGTTCCGCCCTCTAGTTCGTACTCTCCTACTGGAACTGGCACGTTTCCGTCCTCGCCCTTAATAGCGATATTAACGCCAGCCTCTAGCGTTTCGCCCTCAAATTGCATTGTTACCGAACCGTCCGCGCTTTTAACCTCGCCTAGCTTTACCGCTGCTGGCTCTGTTGCTGGCTCGGGCTTGTCGTCCGCGAACAATTGCATAAATTGTTCCCACCTTGTCGGTGCTTTTGTTTCACTCATTTTTATCTCCTTTAAATTAAAAAATCCATCTATTGAAAAGCCCTCAATCTTGCCAGCTTTAGCCATTGCCCAAATCGCGTCGTCATGTACTTTCATTACTACCGCCCATGAACCGACTGGCTCGTCAAATCCGTACTTTCTCGACTTGTCCGCTTCTGCATCTTCTATTATCCAACTCTCAACAACACTAACGGCATCACTTCCTAAATCAAGTTCATGCTCTATTGTACTGTTATTGCTATTTCCGTTTCTAATAAAGTCGTAAGCGGCTCTCTCTATCGTGTCTTTACTAAATACTATATTGTACTCGCCCATTTCAGGGTCGTTGCGATAAATAGGTTTATCAGGAATTAAAGCGATACCCATAAGCACGCGTCTTTCCTCAGAAATCGTTGCGAGTTTAAGTGGCTTGCTTTGTTGCTCTTTGAGCGTTATGAATTTCGACTCCATAGCGGGCGACTTTACCACGCTAAGAGCGTAAACACCTTTATTCTGTTCAGGGTCGTAACTGATTTGATACGTTTTCATAACTTACTAACGAAAAACATATCTTTCTTGTTTTTTTTGGATTTGTAATAGTGTAATAGTGTAATTGCACTTTTTGGGAATCTATAATAAATGAATGTGTGTGAAACTCACTTGTATTAATATAATATAATTTTTAATAAAGTAGTATTTCTATTATTACATTGTTACAGTCAATGGTAGTAAGGGGTTGAACGATATAAGTATTGACAACACTACTATAACTATTGACTACAAGGTTAAAGTTTTCTTAAATTTAGAAGTAAATAAGGCTCTTTTTGCCCAAAAATCCAATAATTAGTTTTATATTTGAACCGAATTTAAAAATAACAAGATCATGAGTAAAGAATTTAAAGGAACTAAAGGAGATTGGGTAGTAGATCATAACTTAGGAGCAATAGTTTCAAAAGCTGAAATTTTAGGTAACGTTGTATGCTTACCGCCTTACTACTCTTTAGAAGATTCGTTAAAAAACTGGGATAGTAACGCGAAACTAATCGCAGCCGCTCCAGATTTGTTAGAGGCGTTGCAAGGGTTGCTGGATGATTTTAAATACTACATATCAGAGCAAGAAGAAGAACCTGTTAGAGCTGGTTATATAAAAGAAGCAGAAAAAGCAATCTCAAAAGCCCTAGACTAATGATACTAACACTAAAAAGCCGTACCGAATCGTTTGAAGATTGGAAAAGAAAGCGGTGTAATTTGGGTATTCACTTCAAAAGTGTTACCTTTAGCAAACATTCAAAGAGAAGAAACGTAATTTGTACTAGATGCAATAAAAGAATTAACTAAAACCTAAAAAATGCACGCAAGAGTTTATAAAAAAGAAAACACCTATCAAGTATGCTCAAGGTTCAACAAAGAAACTAAATGGCATAATTTCGCAAGCGAAAAAAAAGCTAAAGAAGTTTGTAACGAAATTAATATAGCTTATTACTCTAATCATAAAAAAGATTTACCAAAAGGGATTACAATAGATTTAGAAAATAATCGTTTTAGATTTCACGTAAGACCAAACAACAGACAAGTTAAACATATTAAATCGTCAAAAGACCTTAGTGAATTGGTCGATATAAGAAAGCATATAATCAAATCATTACTAGAATTACATTAAGATGAAAGACACGACTAAAGAACTACTAACGGAGCTAATCAGAAACGAATTTGATAGCATCAATTTAGAACAAGACTATATCACACATAGAGGCGAATGGTTAATAGACGCCGCAACACGTTTAGGGCTAACCGAATTAGCTCAGGACATGAAAAACGATATGCCATGAAAAAATTAGAATTAAAACACCTCGCACCTTATTTGCCTTATGGGTTGAAAATGTTACGTTTCGACGGTCAGGGAATCGATTTAACAGAAAGATTTTATAGCATACCTACTGCTATTCTACAAAATTACAGTCCAATCCTAAGGCCTTTGAGTGATTTGACTAATGAGACAAACGGGATGTGTTATTGGTTATTAATAGAAGAAATCGAAATGCGAAAAAATATAATTAAAAGTAGTGAAATAGATAATATATGTGTGAAAACTTACAACAATTTATTAGAAAACCACTTCGACGTATTCAACCTAATTCCTAACGGTCTAGCAATAGATATTAATACCCTTGAATTATGAGCGACTGGTTCGACGATTTAGACACGCACCCGAGTTGGGAACAAGACGAAAAGACTTGCGCTCATTGCGGCGTACCTACGGACGGCGATACATACTGCTCTAAGGGTTGTAAGGTTGCGGATAATGAGTAGGTGTAACGGACGAGTATAAGGTTTGGTTGCGACCTTGAAACGGCAACCAACTTATTCTTC